GAAAGTTCCTGTGCTTTGGTTGTCTGCTGAAAGAACTTTTCAAATTAAGAATGATAGAACATTTAGAGACTCTATAGGTAAGCTTACTCTCCCGATTATAACCATAGAGAGAACTTCTATTGTAAAAGACAAAGCGTTTAAGGGCGCTGTTCAGGCAGATATACCGAATGATTCTGTTGGCGGCAGAGAAGCAAGCGCTAGGCCATTTGTTACAAAGTCCAGAATAGTACAAAACAAGACAAGAAATTTTTCCTCTACAAGAGCAAACAGAGTATCAAAGGGAGATGACTATTTTCCAGATGATAAGTTCAAAACCCTATCTTCTAGGAAGATTGTATATGAGAAGGTCAAGGTGCCTCTGCCTGTATATGTTGCTATCAACTACACTATCAACCTAAGAACAGAGTATCAACAGCAGATGAATGATCTTCTAACACCTTTTATTTCGAGAACTGGTCAGATAAATCACTTTGTTTTTACCTATAATGATCATCGTTACGAAGCGTTTATACAACAAGACTTTGGTCAAACAAATAATTCTTCAAATCTTGGTGAGGAAGAAAGGTCTTTTATGACTAAGGTTGAGATTAAAGTGTTAGGCTATATAATGGGTGACGGACCAAACGATCCAAAGCCTGAGTTTACAACCGAAGAAAACATAGTTGAAGTTAGAATATCAAGAGAAAGAACGATCACGGAGGACGAAATTCCGTGGCTCAAGAAGAACAATAAATATAGAAGCATATAAGAGTTTGAGTGCTGAGAATACTATTTATTAGGAATAGAAGTATATAAGGAGATTTTTAATGCCTAGGAAATTCGATTTTTTATCACCAGGGATACAGATTACAGAAGTGGATCAGTCAATCCTTCCGGCAGATGTAGATGCCGACGGACCGATTATTATCGGTAGGACCAGAAAAGGACCCGCTATGAAGCCCGTAAAAGTTCGTTCTCTGGACGATTTTGTCGCAGTTTTTGGAACTCCAAATCCTGGCGGTGTTCAATCAGATATGTGGAGAGCTGGTGCTGGGGCTTCTGCTCCAACTTATGCATCTTATGCTGCTCAATCTTGGTTGGCCGGTGGGACATCACCCGTCACTATGGTTCGTCTTTTAGGAGAGCAATCAAGTAATGCCAGTACAGACGCTGGAAAAGCAGGTTGGAAACTTGGCTCAACCACGTCAGGCTTAACAAGCGATAACAAAGATAACGCAACTGCTTATGGTTTGTTTATTACTGAGAGGGCTAAATCAGGAGTTGCTACTGCGATTACATTAGCTGCTGCTTCATCTTTTAATGCTAGTAACTTAGAAACAAACTCATCCAAGCTTATGTTTTTTAGAAATAACGATGTTACCACTGCTACCAAAGCTGCTGGGCTTGTTTTAGAAATTGACTTTGAAACCGATTCTTCCGTAATAGCCGCTAATGCTGTTGCTAGAGCACTAGATGGCTCTGATAGTGTTGCAAAAATTACTTGTGGTATTAGTGGTTTATCAACAATTACTGAAATTTTGGCTGTTGTTGAAACTGCTTTAGTAGAGGCAGTTTCACAAGGGGATATTTCTCAGATAGCTATTGATAATCTAGGCTCTACACTCAAAATTTTTAATCTTAGACCTAATTCAGTACCAGCTGCTGTTACAGACCAATTAACTGTTACCGATAGTGGGACTGCTGTGAGCCATTTTAAAGCTATCGGGGTAGACCCACAGAATCCCTCAATCAATGAAACGGGAACGGAGTTGAACAGTGCTAGCAATGCTCAGGCTGTTAGTGCTGTTGCTTCAACGATAGAACCAGCAACAGGTGCTCTTGCCGCTGTATTTTACGCCACAGGCTCTTTGGCACTTACAAGTTCACAAGGAACTTTTGACGGCTCGGCGCTCACGGCACCAAAGACAAATGCACTAATTAAATCTCAAGGCACGAATGAGTTTGGACTGGCAGTAATTAATAATTCCGGTACAACCACAGAAACAATAACATTTAATTTTGATAGAAATAGCGAAAACTACATTCGTAATGTTCTCAATACTAATCCTACATTGGTTAATTCTGATATGGTTGCCTCTCCAAAAACTTATTGGCTTGGTGAGTCTTTTGAAAGACATTTGCTAACTCACGTAACTTCATCTGGTGCTGGAGAACAGTTCGGTATTTTAATTCCGCTACATCAGCAAGATCAAAGTACTGATGATTATAACTGGTCTTATAGAAAAGAAGGCGCACAGTACGCTAAGACAGGCTATGTAATCTCACAAGATTATGGAACCGCTGCTAATTATGATGGAACGCAAGCAAATCAACTATTTAGATTTTGCTCGCTCCAAGAAGGTGAGCAGCTTCAGAAAGAGATTATTATTTGCATTGAGGAGCTTGCTTTGCCAACGAATCCAGTTGTTAATGGATATTCTTCTTTTACAATTGCAATCAAAGATTTAAACGGAACCGTTTTAGAAAAATACTCTAATCTTAATTTAGATGAAAATTCGTCAGATTATATTGCCAGAAGAATTGGTGATATGTATATGGAGTGGGATGATACAAATAGAAGATATTATTCTTATGGTGATTATCAAAACGTATCTGATTACATTCGTGTTGAGATGGGTACCAATCCTCTCAAAAATGGACTTGATGCTGTTCCATTTGGATTTCTCGGACCAGGTCGTCCCAAAGGTTTTGGAATCTTAGAAGGAGATTCGCAACCAAAATCACTTGATTTGAGTGATGATTTTACAACTGCTTTAGTTAAAGATGGAGATCCAAATTCTGCTGCTTCTAGTGAGTTTGCTGAGCTGTTTGGTATCGAGGCAGTTAAGTTTGTATTTCCCTCAATTCCTCTCAGAGCATCAGGAGGTGATGGCTTTGCTCCAAATCCTTATAAAGCAACATTTGGAATTAGGCCAAAGGTTCATACTTCTTCAAGTGCGCACGATACAGATTATGTCGATTATATTAGAAGACCTTCTTCTCAATATGCATCAAAAATCTTTGAACCCTCAGCAAACTTTGAATATTCATTTGCATTTACGTTAGATGATATTGTTGTTGACACGAGCGCAAATACCGTTACTTATACATCTGGTTCTAGACAAGACGGAACATCACGAACTGCTACCAACAGCGTAAGCGACCTTATTAATAAAGGAGTTAAGCAATTTGCAATGCCTCTATTCGGAGGATTTGATGGACTTGATGTTTTAGAAAAAGAACCATTTAGAAGAGCATTGGTTGACTCTGCTGCTAGTGCAACAGATTCTACTGATGATATTACGTATACCTTAAACAAGGCAATTGACTCTGTTGAAGATGAAGAGCACATACGTGGCAATCTTCTTTTGATGCCTGGCTTTAGAAATGAAAACTTTACATCAAAGCTTATATCAACAGCAGAGAGCAGAGGAGATACTCTTGCAATTATAGATCTTGAAAATGACTATAGACCAGCAGTCGAGGAACAAGACTCAGAAACTGCTACAAATCGTAGAGGTTCTGTTGTATCTGCTATTTCATCTATTAAAGCAAGGAACTTAGATTCAAGCTTTGGGTGTGCTTTTTATCCTTGGATTCAAGTCAGAGATACTTTAAACAATAGTGAGCTTATTTGGATGCCTCCTTCAATTGCAGCTCTTGGAGCAATGGCAAGAACAGAGTCTTCCTCTGAGCTTTGGTTTGCACCTGCTGGTTTTAATCGTGGGGGACTTGGTGCTCTTGGTGGCTCTTCTGGTCCTGTTGCAGTACAGGCAAGACAGAGATTGGATTCATCAGATCGTGACGATCTTTATGTTGTTAACATCAATCCAATCGCTACATTCCCGAACGAAGGGCTTGTAATCTTTGGACAAAAGACTCTTCAAGCAGTTCCATCTGCTTTGGATAGAATTAACGTTCGAAGGTTGTTGCTGTACCTTAAGAGAAAGATTGGAGACGTTGCAAAGAATACGCTTTTCCAAAACAATGTACCAGCAACTTGGGCAGACTTTAAAGGAAAAGCAGAGCCAATTCTTTTGGATGTTAAAAACAAATTTGGATTAACAGAGTATAGAATTGTGCTTGACGAAACCACAACAACACCAGACCTTGTTGATAGAAATATCTTGTATGCAAAGATTTTCTTGAAGCCTGCAAGGGCAATTGAGTTTATTGCAATCGACTTCGTTATTACAAAGAGCGGAGCAGAATTTGTATAACACGCTATTTACATTATAGGAGATCATAGTAATGGCATTTTGGACAGACGGGGCCTCAGTGGACCCAAAAAGAAATTTTAGATTTAAAATTATCATCAGCGGTTTTTCTTCTGCTGCTCGTGGAGACGTGAGCGATGAAACAAACCAAAGTTCGGTATGGTGGGCAAAAAAGGTTCAAAAGCCTAATTTTACCATTGCAGAGGCTAAGCACGTATTTTTAGGACATACTTATTATTATCCAGGCAAGCTTGAATGGCAAGAAATTACCATGACTCTTGTTGATCCTGTATCACCAAATGCTCTTGCTATTTTAAATGATATTGTTGTTGAGAGTGGGTATAAGATCCCTAATCCTAATGAACCATTGGAAACTATGGGTAAAGTAAAATCAATCGGACAACTTGGAACAATTCAAATTATTCAATTTGATGCTAACGATGTTGCTATTGAAACTTGGGAACTTAAAAATCCATTCCTTAAAAAGATATCTTACTCTGAACTTGATTATGAAAATGATGATTTAAGCACAATTGAAATTGGTCTTAGGTACGATTGGGCTACTTGTATTACTGGCAAGCAGCAACAAGAATTTTTTGGTACTGATACGGCATCATAAAGGAAAACATGGCATTCTGGACGGACAATACACTTGAAATCAAGCAGAAGTTCCGATTCATCGTATCGATTGGATC